CGCCGCAGACGCCGACCGGCCGAGCCGCCGACCCGCAGCGCCGCAGACGCCGCAGACGCCGCAGACGCCGACCGGCCGACGCCGACCCGCCGAGCGGCCGACCCGCAGACGCCGCAGACCGGCCGAGCCAGAGCCACCCCGAGCCAGAGACAGAGACAGAGCCAACCCAGCGCAACCCACACACGCGCACAGCCGCGCACAGCCGCGCACAGCCGCACACACGCACAGCCGCGCGCGAAAACGCGCGCCGCCCCGCCCCCGGCGGGCCGTTTTTTCTGTCATTTTTGCAATTGCAATACTGTATTGCCTTCAAGTCACACGCAATATATATGGTTTGTGCGAGTGAGTTAATATATAGAACTAACATATATACTTGACACCGAGACACGGATGTGCTATACTAGGTGTATGGAGGACATGCCGTTCTGTGCCGGGTGCGGTGGGAGACATTGGAAGCGGACTACGGTGCCGGATCTCTGCCCTTGTTGTATGCACCCGTTGGAGCGGCACAACCACAGATACGCGAACATTGCGTGTACAGTGAAGAACTGTAAATGTGATTGGCCGAACCGCAAACCTGTAATTAACCGGCGTATGCCTGCACAGAGGGCTGCGTCGTCGATGATTGTTATCAATGGACAGGCTAGGAGGTTTTGATGCAAGAACCGGATTTTGAGTACCGCTGGTCGGACGAGATGGGTGTGTGGTTGGTGAAGCGTGGTAGGTTTTGGGGTCAGGCTTCAGTCGAACAGGAACAGGAGATTGAGTTGTGGGAGCGGATCGTAGTTGTGGAAGAGAGCGACCCTCGGGTACGCAGGCCGCAATGATTCTTGGTCCCGATTTTGAAGTTGAATGGCTGTCGGAGACGTTGGCCGTTCCGCGGTTGCCGCTTGGTTCGGTTGTGGCTGTCGACACTGAAACTTCGGGGTTGTATGTTGACGATGGAGCGCGGGTTTCGGTTGTGTCGATTGCTTGGTGGTCGCATACGCCTAAGGCGGCGATGGGTGACCCTGACGATCTGGTGCCGCGAGTTCCGTATTCGATGGTGTTCCCGTTTGACCATGGGTTTTTCACTCCGTTGGGCGAGAAGCTGGTGGACCCGTTGCAATACCCGAAGTCTCAGCGCCACCGTATGTCTCCATCTCTTTTTGACGATGAGAGTTCTGTTCCGAATTTGCCGCCAGGTGATTTCGATTTATTGTTGCAGTGGCTGGAGCTACATAACCACGTGTATCAAAATGCGAAGTTCGACTTGCATTTTTTGTCGGTAGGGTTGCGCGGTCGGGAGCCGGAGGGGTCTTACGTCGACTTGTCGGGAAATGTAGTGTGGGACACGCAGGTTGTGAACCCGGTGTTGTGGCCGGAGTTTCCGACTGGTTTGAAGCCGACTGCGGAGCGGCTGTGGGGGGTGCAGGAGTCGCAGGCCCAACGCAATCTACAGAAAATTTTGACTAAGAACGGATACCGGTTTGATCTGGTGCCGTGGGAGTTGTTGGAGCCGTATGCGGCGCAGGACGCTGAGTTAACTTTGCGACTGTATGAGCGCCATTTGTGGGAGATCGAGTCGGGGGAGTGTGGCGACCCTCATGTGGTGATGGAGGTTTGTGAGCGAGAGGTTGATTTGGCGATCTGTTTGTTCCGTATGGAGCGACGTGGTGTCGGGTTCAACCATGAGCTTTCGCTGGTGGAGGCTGATCGGTTGAATTCAGCGGCGTTGGTTGCGGCGGACAGTTTCCGGTTGGAGCAGTTGGCGCACTTCCCGAAGCGGTATGAGCAGCTAGCTAGCGTTCCGGCAGTGACCGAATCGACAGCACGAGCGTTTTGGTTTAATAAGCCTACAGACCCGCAGCCTGGGTTGGGGTTGAAACCTGTTAAGGAGACGGCTGGTGGCCAGTCTTCGGTGGCGAAAGATGTCGTTGCGTCGCTAGTGAAGCGTGGTGTTCCGGGGGCAGACCACTACGAGCGTTACAACCAATGTTCAACTGCGGCTAGTATGTGGTATACGGCGTGGGCTAAGGCGGTGGGTGACCCGGACCCGATGCACCACCCCGAGGTGGCGCTGTCTGACAAGCCGAAGCGGTTGCGTACGAATTACCGGCAATCGAGAACACAGTCAGATAAGGGGAATTTGTACTCGGACCAGGGGGGTACGATTTCGGGTCGGTTAGCGGTGGACCGCATCCAGTTGCAGGCGATCCCGCATGACTATCAACTTCCGAGGTTGGACCCACCTTTGGCGTCGGTACGTAGTTTGTTCTGTGCCGATCCGGGTTACCAGCTGTGGGAGTTGGATTTGAGCCAGGCGGAGTTCCGGGTCGCAGCTGGGATTTCGAAGTGTCAGAAGATGATTGATGCGATCGAGGCGGGTGATTGGGACGCGCACGACTCAACAACGATGTTGATGTTCAAATGCGATAAGACTCACCCGCGTTGGAAGTTTTTGCGTAATGTGGCGAAACGGTTGAACTTCGGGATGGTGTATGGCGCTGGTGCAGGTCGTATCCAGTCCGAGATTGAACTGTACACTGGTGAGAAGGTGCCGATGGAGCAGTTACAGCAGTGGTTGGACGATTTCCGTATGACGTTCCCTGAGTTGGGGCGTGCGAGTCGTGCGGCGGCTCGGATGGCGGAGCGTAGGCATCTGGTGCCGTTGGCTGGTGGTCGAATGAGATGGTTTTCGCCGTATGAACCGACTCACAAGGCGTTCAATGCGCAAATCCAGGGTGGTGTCGCTGAGATGATGAAGGTAGCGATGGTCGACATTGAGGCGAACCATCCGGGTGTGTTGCTGTTGCAGATTCACGACTCGATTATTCCGGAGGTGCCGGACACGACAGAGGGGTTGGAGATTGTGGAGGACATTCGCCGGTTGTTGGTGCGCCCGTTTATCGAGGAGTTCGGTGTTACGTTCACGGCTGACGCGAAGGTGTGGTCATGACAGCGCGTATGCCCTTGTATCAAAGACTTGTGGCGCAGCGTAGCTGTCAGGTAGTAAGGTTGGTTTATGAGCGGCGGTGGAGGGTGGTGTCAGCATGGGGCGTACTTTAAGGGGCCGGACCGTGATGCGATTGACCCGGCGACCGGGGCCGTGGTTGGTTATTGCAGTGGTTGCATTTGTACTAGCGGAGGTGTTGGGTTGAGGGCGAAAGCTGTCATTCCGGTTGTTACAGATGTACTGCCTGATGATGTGCTTGAAAATTCGGTCGGTAAGCGGATTCCGAGTTCTTTTTTGGCAGCGCAGGTTAAGGGAGCGGTGTTAACGAAGGTGACGAGGGATGTTGCGGGTCGCCCGGTGATGCATTTGATGTTGGAGCAGTCGGTGGGTGTTTCACTGATTGATGGTGAGGATGAACTGTAGACTCGGACTTGACACCGAGTCATGACTGTGCTAGAATAGTTATATGCCCCGAGCGAAAGCCTCCGCCACGACGGTAGCGTTTACTGAACAGCAATGGGAATGCCTGGAGTTGCTGCCTGAGTACACAATCGCTATCGATCCAGGTGAAACTGTCGGGTTTTGCGCCACCTTCGGCGGAGAAACCACACACGAAGAAGCTTATTTGGGGCATCACTATGGCGTCGGGTCGCTCCCTATGTGGGACTTTCTTGATTACCTCGGCCCGTTTCTTCGCTCTGAAGGTATTAAACAGGTCGTGTTGGAAGAGTATCGCGTGTATCCAAACCAGGCGATGATGCACTCAGGTAAGACAATCCCGACCGCTGAATGTATCGGCGCAATCAAAATGCTTGCTCGTCAACAGCAGGTTCCGGTATTAGAACAACAAGCTGCGATTAAGAAGCCGATCGCTGGTCTTCTCAAAGGTCGAGGGTTTAAATCGCTCGGGTCTAACCAGCATGAGAAAGACGCCGAGTGCCACATGTGGTACTACGCGTTGAAAGACAAGTTGCTATAATTCGCTACTCGATCTGAGTAGCTTCATCTAGGAAGGAACATAAATATGTCTGGAAAGCTGGTCGCGGTTGTCGGGGGTCAATTTGGCTCTGAGGCGAAGGGACACGTTGCGGGTAGGTTGGCTGAACGGGAGGCAATGTTGGGTAACCCGCTGCTTGCCATCCGAGTTGCTGGTCCTAACGCAGGGCACACGGCGTACGACCACGATGGCCGTCCGTGGGCGTTGCGTACTATCCCAGTGATGGCTGTAACTAACTTGCAGGCGAAGCTGGTGCTGGCTGCCGGGTCTGAAATTCAACTGTCGGTTTTGTTCGACGAGATCGAACAGTTGGAAGCAGCAGGTATTCCTATCCAGAATCGGTTGTGTATTGACGGTGAAGCTTCCATCCTGGAAGACCGCCACGTCGACATCGAGACTGCGGCTACTATGCATGAGCGGCTCGGTTCAACGGGTAAAGGTATCGGTGCGGTTCGGGCTGATCGGATCATGCGCAAGGCCCGTCGCTGGGTAGACCTCACTGATGCTGAGCGGCGCGGTCTTGACGTCTACAACACCGCTACTCACATTTTTGATGATATGGATGTCAACGACGCTACTGCGATTGTTGAGGGGACTCAGGGTTATGGGCTGGGTCTGCACGCCGGGCGTTACCCGTATTGCACTTCTAGTGACTGCCGAGCAATCGACTTCTTTGCGATGGCGGGGATCAATCCGTGGAGCAAGTCAGTTTCGACTACTGAGATTTGGTTGGTTTGTCGCACTTACCCGATTCGGGTGGCTGGTAATTCCGGTGAATTGCACAACGAAACTGATTGGGAAACCTTGGCTGCTCTGTCGGGTGGCTATATTAAGCCGGAGAGGACTACGGTCACCAAAAAGATTCGTCGGGTTGGTGGTTGGGACCCGATGCTAGTGGCTGAAGCCGTGGCAGCCAACGGTGGTCCGGACACGGTTCGTATCGCTCTCACTTTCCTTGATTATATCGACCCGTCGGGTGCGAACAAGAACGAACTTACTGACAAAATGGAGGAATACGTTTTGAGTGTTCAACGAGAGCAGGGTGTGTCTGTTGCGTATGCGGCGACCGGTCCGAATTCGGGAGTGTGGTTGTGAGCGACGCCCCTATTCGTCCTGGGTATAACCGGGATGTGCCGATGACGGTGGATAAGAATGAACCGTCCGAAACAGTTGTGGAAACGATCGTGTTGAGTCGCACAGCGGCGGTGTTCGTCTCGATCGGTGTAGTAGTTGTACTGTCTGTGGTGGTTCCGTTGGTGATTAGTCTGTGGAGGTGGGCGCTGTGACAAACTCAGAGCCGGAACCGGAACCGTACACCACGAAACATGGTGCGTTCAGTCAGGGGCGGTTGTTCGACCCAAAAGGTATCCCGGCCGAGCGCCTGGATCGAGCCGACGACCTGGCGGCGTGGTGGATGAGCAAGTCGGCGCAGGAGGTGGCGAATCTTGTCCCGAAGGCGATCAGCTACGGCTCTGTTGACCTTGACATTATGGGCGATACGCTACTGTTGTTGATGCCGCAGTTGCGGGACGTTGTGCCGAAACAGGAACTAGCCCTTGTATTTTATGCCTTGGGTAAGCTGAGCCGGTTGGTCGGTGCTTTAGAACAGGGTGTAGCGCCCGCCACTGATTCGTGGCTTGACCTTTCAATTTATGCCCGTATGGCCCTTAGAGTCCGAGAGACAGGAACATGGTAATGCGTAACCCGACTTGGTTTGTGTACAACACTGGTGAAATGAATGACATTCTGCGTTCTGCACAAAATCAGGCAGACGAGGTGGGCAAAGTCCAAGATATCTATGTGGAACATCGTTTGGCTTCTCATTACGACGTGCAACCGCCATTTGAGATGATTCGTGTTAGTGATAGGTGGTTCTGCTTTTATCGCACTGTAGAGCCGAATGAGCGGCGGTTGCGTGCAGGGAGGAATTGGTGATCTGCTATTTGGCGTACCCGATCGACGCAGCGGACGGTGATGCGGTTCTTCAAGAGCAAGTGGCTGCTACAAGGAGCAGTCTCCGGGACATGCCGGGTTTGTGTGTGTTCGACCCAGGATTGGCGTGGTCAGTGGGCGAACAGCCGAAAGCCGATTCCCGCCTGCAGACGGTTAACAACGCGGCGATTAGCGCTTGTGATTTAATGGTGGCAGTTTTGCCGTCGCATGTATCGTCAATCGGTGTTCCACTGGAGATTGACTTCGCGGCTCGGTTAGGACGTGAAGTATTTGTTCTCCGCGATAAGTTGTCGTTTGGGTTGGCATCAATCGGTCCGAATGTCCACCAGTTCACCCACATGTCTTCGTTGTGTATGTCAGTACGGGAGTACCTTTCCAAAATCGAGAAAACAGGTGTATCGCCTTCCAAAACAACTACCATCGGGCGTATGACTGCTGTGGTGGAGTCGAACGTAGCGCAACCCCTAACACAGCCATATCCGGATGATGCTGGGTGGGATTTGCGCTACACAGGCGACCAAGCGCTGTTTCTTGCCCCTGGTCAGGTTGTGGAGGTGCCGTGTAATGTGAAGATCCAGTGGCCAGAGGGCGTGTGGGGTTTGATTATTGGCCGCTCGTCGTCTTTCCGTAACCGCCATTTGTTGGTGAACGTGTCGGTGATTGACCCCGGTTTCCGCGGTGAGTTGTTTGCGTTGGTTCGTAACGTGAACGCAAGCGAGTTTGTGCGTATCGAGCCGGGTGAGCGGGTGGCGCAGATTGTACCCCTACCCGCTTTGGCCCCATTGATCGATATCCAATACGGTAAGGTTGATAAGGGTTCTCGGGGGAACAAGGGTTTCGGTTCGTCTGGTTTGTAGACGTGATATTGCCACACGTGGTATGCTTGTTAACATGCCAGGTAAATACGGGCCGACTAGGGAACCGACTAAAGAACCGCTGTATATGGAGAAGGCGGATGGTTCTCGTATTTTGTTGTGTGGCGCAACAAAGAAGAACGGTGAACGGTGTCGTTCAGTTGCTGGCCTAGGGACTGATCATTTAGGGTATGGTCCGTGTAAGCAACATGGTGGTTCCACCAAGGCCCATGTCGTTAAAGCAGCGCGACAGGAGATTGTTGACAAATTAGACGAAATGGCTAAGTTGGGCATAGTCAACGATTTTGTTGGGCCTGAGGCTGCTTTGATGTATGAAGTTAGTAGGTCGGCTGCATCAGTGGCCTACTATGACGCTGAGGTTAGTAAGCTACGTCCGGAAGAGTTGACTTCATCACGTGGGCAGGTGTTGATCAACCAATGGAACGAACAGCGTCGATTGCTGACTCACACCGCTAAGATCATCGTAGCGGCGGGTATCGCTAAGCGTTCAGTTGAAGTGGCGGAGATGCAAGCTAAGGCGATGGTTGGTGCAATTATGGCGGTGATCTCTGCGCCGGAAATGGCGTTGTCACCTGAGCAGCAAACGCTAGCACGACAGTTGATTGCTGCTCAGTTGCGGCAGATGGTGGTGGTTGAAGGATGACCCTTATCAGCCAGTTTAAAGTAGCGACTAATGTGTTCGATTCGTTTCGGGCGGCAGCCGATCTGCTTGACCCGCCACCGCTCGATGGCGCGGCGCTGTGGTATTGCGACGTTCCTGACTGTGATGGGATGCCGCATGACGATATTTTGTGGCGGCACGCTCGCAGTTCTCAACGTCCACCCAACCATCTCAATTGGTACTTATGGCTGATTCTTGCAGGGCGCGGTTTCGGTAAGACTCGTACTGGGGCTGAGTGGTTGGTTGACAAGATGAAGAACCAACCGTCGTCGTATTGGGCGCTTGTTGCTCCAACGTTCGATGATGGACGTGACACGATGGTCGAGGGTGAGTCAGGCCTGGAATTTGTGCTGGACCGTCACAAGATCAAGTATGAATGGAACCGGTCTTTAGGTCAATTGACTCTTTCTAACAATGCGCGTGTCGACCTTTTCTCTTCACAAAAACCTGATGCTCTGCGTGGTCCAAACTTGTCGGGTGCGTGGGGCGACGAGCCAGCTTCGTGGATTTACCCCGTTGACACGTGGGACAACCTACAACTGATGACCCGTAAGGGTTCGCCACAGATCGTGTTGACTGGTACACCTAAGCCGTCTAGATTCGTGAAACAGTTGAAACAGGAAGCTGATTTTGTTACTACTGGGTCGTCTTATGAGAACAAACACAACCTATCAGAGCGTTGGTTTGAAAAAGTTGTGCAGCCGTTGGAAGGGACGCGTAAGGGTAGACAGGAGATCTACGCCGAGATTTTAGAGGACACGGAAGGTGCACTGTGGTCGTTGGACCAAATAGAGTTTGGACGGCTCGCGTTACCGAAGCGTTTCGACCGCGTGGTCGTAGCTGTCGACCCTTCGGTGTCGGCCAAAGCTGCCGACGAGTGTGGCATCGTTATCGGCGGAAGATTCCGTGACCACGGATACACAGTTGAAGATCGGTCTACTCAGGCTGCTCCTGAAGCGTGGGCGCGCATCGTTGTAGACGCGTACAACGAGTTCAATGCGGACGCCATCGTGGCGGAAGTTAACAACGGCGGTGATTTGGTGACTTCGATGATTCGCGTTTTAGACCCGTCCGTTCATGTCAAGACAGTACACGCTTCGCGTGGTAAAATTCCTCGCGCAGAACCAATCGCGGCAATGTACGGCGATCCTTCCAATCCGGAAACTTGGACTCGTGCCACTATTCATCACGCAAAGGGAGTCGACCTGTCAAAAATGGAAGACCAAATGACATCCTACGTTCAGGGGGATTCGGATTCACCTGACCGCATGGATGCCAATGTGTGGCTCCACTCAGACCTTTTCAACGTTAAGCCGGTCGGAAAGGGCCGCGGAGGATTGAGGTACAGGAAATAATGGTTTTTATCATGAAGCGCGTGGTGCAGGCACCTCCGCAGTTACGGGACCCTCGGGCTGCGACTGTGACAAGCGTTACTGGGTTGTCGAGTCGGGCTAATTCTCGTGTTGATTTGTGGGACGCCGAATCGTCCGTGGCGAACGCGCTATACGGTAATATTTACCTGTATGCTTGTGCTCGTGCTCGGGCACAAGATGTTTCCACGCTGCCTATTCGTGTCGGGGCTGACCCGGATAAACCGAAGGATTTCGATCCTCAACATCCGTTGGCTAAGTTGCTCGGTCCTGCTCCTGGTGGTCCGACCATGAATATCAGTGCGCGACGTTTGATCGCTTGGTCGCTGATCCAGTATGACGTTACGGGTCGAATGGTGTGGGAGATTGCGCCTCCAGTTCCTCAACGGCGTGATGGCGTACCGTTCGAACTATGGCCGATCCCATCTAGCTACATCACACCTATTTATTCGACTGGCGGCGGCGAGTGGTTCAGCGGTTTTGAATACACGAACAAAGCGCGTCAAAAGCGAATGTTGCGGCCAGATCAGGTGCTGTACCATTGGCGTCCGCACGCGTCGGATTGGCGCAAGCCCGAGTCTCTTTTGGAAGCTGCGCGGTTGAACATCTCGATTGCGGTAATGCAGGACCGCTATGACTTTGCGTTTTTGGTTAATGACGCTCGACCTGCTGCGGTTGTGGTACATGAGGAGTTTTCGGCTAAGCGGGAACGAGACGGTTTTCGTCGTCAGTTCTTGGAACAGCATCGTGGGCCGGATAACGCGGGTAAGGTTGCGTTTGTAGAGGCTAGTCGTGATGGGGCGTTGCCTAAGGATTCGTTGCTGATCCAGCAACTCGGTTTGTCGCAGCGCGATGCTGAGTTTATTAACCGCATGGAGAACCAGATCCGTGCTATCTGCGTTGCGTTCAATACCCCACTGTCGCGGTTGGCTGATTCTAGTCGTCGTACGTACTCTAATGCTGAGGTTGAGGCTAAGCATTATTGGCGTACCAGTGTATTCCCGGCAGGGGTAGAATTCTGCGAAGCCTTGAACATCCAGCTAATGCCAATGCTTGGTGACGACAGTAACGTGTGTTGGTTTGACACCACCGGTGTTCCCGAATTGGAACCGCCGCGTCGTTTCGCTGTTGGTGATATTCCAGACTTGCTTGATAAGGGTGTTATTACTCGCAACGAGGCTCGTACTTCTATTGAGTTGGCCGAACTTGGGCCGGGGGGTGACACGTTTGTGATGACGGACACCACTTCAGTAGATTCGCCTGTTCGTTCTGCCGGTTTTGGTAGTCAAGACTTCGAAGACCCGGTGGCTAAAGTTATTCCGAGCTTAATTCAGTTGTGGAATAATCATTTGCGGTCGCTACAGGCGGCGCAGAATTCGGCGGTTCTTCGTCGGGCTGATGGTAAGCGCGGTCGACAGGCAACCCGTAACGAAGATTTGACAGGGTTGTATGACCGGACGTATTGGTACAACCAGGCGTATGACCGGTATGTAGATTTGTTCCGGTCTATTTATTCTGTTGCCGTGGCGATTAACAGCGCGTCGGGCCGGGAGGTGCTTTATGGTACTGAATCGCCGGAGGCGCTTGCGTGGTATTCGCGTAGTGCGGGGACGGAAGCAGCCAGTATGGTCGAGGCCATTCAGTCGATCTTGCGGGCGTCCACTCTGGAGAACCTAGAGACGATGTTGTTGTCTGGTCTTTACGAGGTCAACTACAGCGACGTAGAGCACGCTTTGCGGTCGGCTTTGATCATTACACAGTCGGGTAGCGCAGTTGTCAGTGCGCGGGCCGCTTCTGAAGCGTTGGTGTTGTTGGCTAGCGGGAAGATGAATCTTCAAGAAGCGATGGCCTGCTTGGGGTGACTCTTGCGTAATGACCCGTAGTCATGATAAGCTGCAGCCGTGAGAGTTGTAGTATACCCGGCAGACGAGGGCGGATGCGGGTGTTACCGTCTAATTTGGCCTGCACAGGCGTTGCAAGCCGAAGGACACGACGTCGTTGTTCACCTACCGAGTTCAGACACGGCACGGATAAACGTAATACTGCAGCGTGAAAACGGCCGAGAGGTGGTTGTAGACGTCAACCCACCAGATGCCGACGTTGTTGTACTGCAGCGGCCTCTAGCCCGATTGTTGGCCGACTGTATCCCTCATTTGCAGCGCCACGGTATTACAGTTGTGGTAGAGGTAGACGACGATTTTGAAGCAATTAGCCCGCGCAACATTGCGTGGAAATCCGCCCACCCAAAATTCAGCCCGGAAAGCAACTGGCGTCACTTGGCTCGGGCTTGTGAAATGGCTGACCTCGTTACCGTATCGACCCCCGCACTAGCCAAGCGATATGGCAAGCACGGTAGAGTGCAGGTTATTCCAAACTTCATACCAGAGCGTTATTTGTCTATCGAGCGTTCTTCCGACCCTGAGGTGTACTTAGGGTGGACCGGTTCAGTAGTAACCCACCCTGATGATCTACAAGTTGTCGGTTGGGCGGTACAGCGGACACTTAGCGATTCTGGGTGTTATTTTGCTGTCGTTGGTACGGGTGCATCTGTTCATAGGCATCTCG